CGACCAACGGGAGCGCCAAACACCTTGCTCTGCGGTTCTTCAGGGCCACGTATATCTGTGCGTAAATCCCTGTAGCCGTAGGTTACGATTACATGGCTGGACATATCGCGCAGCATACGCCCAATCGCATCACCCGGTGTCGTGGTGTTGTTGGAAGCTACTGTAGAGATCATGTCTTGAATCAGCACGATTGAGAACTTCTCCAAAGAGTCGTAGTCAAACTCAACTACCTTCAGATCAATCAAAATCTGCGCGGCAGTCAGCGTACAGGCTGCATGGCTACGAAAGAAACGATACTCAGACTCAGGCAGTATGCTACTTAGGCGGCTCTCAGTCTTATTGAACAAGTCCATGACTTCCCGCTTGTGTGTGACCACATAGCGGATGAACACATCACCAGCGTTGCCCCAGTTGTCGCGCATGATATCAATCGCGTCAGACACGTCCAGCGCGGGGTCAATGATTGGAACCTTATAAGTGCCGAAGTTAATACTGATTAGACGGACAGCTTCCGCTTGGGTGTTGGCGTTGTGGGCAGCTAGCTTGGAGTGCATGTCCTCATTGGCTGTGATACCCACCACGGCTTTCCATGTGTGCTGCTCTGCAAACCCAACCTTGCCGCCGCTTGAAGTCATACGAGCACGCTCCGTCCCTTGGGATACGGTGTACGCGAAGTTACTCAACTCAGCCGCATCCATGTCGGTCATCTCATCAAAGACCACGGGTACGTTCTTGTGAGCGCCCACGATACCCCACCGAGCGTTACGGGTTGCGCCATCCTTGCCGGGTTTAACTAGCCCATTGGCGTCGGCTAGTCCGTAGAGCGCCGCTTTCCATACCGATGTCTTGCCCTTACCTGTGGCACTGCTGTTGACTGCTACTAAGATGCCGTTGTAGCTATCCTCACCGAACGGTGTAAGTAGGGAGCCATACACATTACAGAACACATACTGGGCAGCTTCACTGTTCTCACGGTTGTAGATGTAGTTGACCGCCTTGGAATATTTCTCCAGTGTGCCACGGGGTTCGGGGTATACATCCTTAAACGCTTGGGCCGCACCGCCTACAAATACCTTACGAACTGAGCCATCAGAGTGGTACAGCCTGTCGCCAAGTAGGAAGCCATTCATGTTGTCGCGCCAACCAAAGCTGGTCAGGGTATCTGTCTCGCGCTGCTCTGCCATCAGCTTGTGGATTGAGTCGCGTAGGTATGCAGTCAGGTGCATGGTTGCGTCCTTATTATTCGTAGGCATCAATTCATACTTAGACAACGCCTTGAGTAGATCAGTGGCTGCCGCCAATGATGCGGTGTCAACTTCAAAATCACGAATCCGCTTGTCGGGTAGGTGCATCCGAATGGTGAATGCAAATGTCCCGTCAGCCTTGCGAATCCGCTGAAGTGGGTAGAACAGGGTATGGCAGAACGAATAAGGTTGTAGTACGCCATCCTTGTCCTTGATGAACCTAAGCATCCGGCTCACGTTAAACTCGTACCCTTCAGGGAAGGGCGGCACTATCGCCTCGACCACTATGGCTTCTTCAGTGGTGACTTCAACCAATGCTTCTTGTGGAACTGGAACTATGCGGCCCAGCATGATCGGGCCTTTTACTTTACCGTTGTGCGCGCAGCCTTCGCACTTGGCTGGGGTAGCACCCTTAGTTTGAAAGAACTCGCAGCTTGTTGGCCCCGCGTCCCAAGTTTCGTAGCGTATGTCTACATCAGTATTCGAGTGTCCTGTAGCCGCACGTTCGGCGCTCCACTCATGGGCTAACTCAACACCCTCAACGCAGTGCCTGATAATTCCGATGACGCCGCGCCATGTTTCGTAGTCCACGTCACCTTTGCTATCGCGCATTGCAGCAACTTGGGCGCAGTGGTTAGACACCTCAACGGCTGACGAGGGTATCTGTGGTTGTAAGTGTGCAGTTAAATCATCATTGATATCCGGCCCTGAACTGATTCGGGCAGGGGTAACTTCGTACTTGGACACAGCCCTAGAAACTGCCTCAGCAAACTGCTCAGGTGTAACCACGTTGGGCTTTGACTTTGCTGACACCGACCTGACAGGACGGTTTGCTTTGCGGTTGTGTGTACCTACAGGTCTGAGGATTGATGATAGGTCAGCCGTTCTTGTCGGGTCAACCAACAGCCCAGCGCCAGCCAGTGCAGCTTTGAACCCGCTTGCAATCGTGCGCCAAGACTTCGGGCCGATCTCTTTAGTCAGGGGCCAGTAGCAGTGAATGCCGCCGCCACTATCCACAATCATGGGCGCAGGGAATCCGTTGCCCGTACAGAATAGGACTATCGCCTTAGCCGCTTCGGCCTTGGTTGCATAGCCTTTATTACTCGCAGCTTTGTCTTCGCCGCAGTCAATGTCGCACCAAAACGATTTGGCTTTGTCCCAGTTAGCTTCGCCACGGAACTTGGTCTTAGTCTTGCCATCTACGATGGCTTCGAAATTAGCAGCCTTGTACCCGCAGCAAGCGTGGTAGACAGTCAGACCTTCCTGCTGGTCATAGGACTCTATAGCTTGCGCCATAAGTTCTAAAGATTCGTAGGCTTTGTGGGCTAACCCTTCACGGCCTGCCCGGCCCAGTGCAACAAACTTATATCCTTCTTCGGGCAGGATTGCCCTTAAAAACGCGAGGGTGTCCATAGGTTACCCCGCAGTGATTATTCGTTTCTCCTGTGCTTCAGCACCAACGCGGATAGTTTTTTCGATATGCGCCATGGCAACCTTCATTAACTCACCCGATTGAATAGAAGTCTCAGCTACTTCCACAATGGTTCTGCCAATCAATTCCGCTAGGCCAATGATGACTTCGCCATGGTTAAACCCCTTATCTGCAATCGCTCCGTTGGCTTCCAGTAATACTCCAACAACTTTGCGCTGGTCAATTTCGTAACTCATTTAACTCTCCAAGGTAGGTGGGGGTACTCGCTGCACTGTTTGCGCCACGCTTGTGCCGAAGTGCGTTAGGCTTGTGCCCTAACCAGCATCCGCTTTCCCCCCTAAAAACTAATCGTCGAAGTTCAAATCATCAAGATTCAAACCGGGGACTTCCATGTCGGCAAGTTCAGCTTTGGGCTCAGGCTTGGGCTCAGCTTTGGGCTTAGCTTTAACAACAGGCTTTTCTACCACAGGAGCAGGCTTAGGTACTTCGGGTGCAGGCTCAGGTTCAAAACCAATGGCATCAGCTACAAACCCGCCGCCGAGGATGGACTGTACAGTATCGCTCTGAACTGTATCCCTGACAAGTGCGTAGGCATCATCACTGAGCATACCTACAGGCTTAAACGTCAGCTTGGGGCTGGCTTCCTCTGCCACGAACCCGATACGGGTAACGACCATGTTGTATGCCAGCTTGCCGCCGCCACGCTTCTTGAGCAGATCGCCAAACTCGCCCAGCGCTTTGATAGACGCAGGGGGTACACGTAGCAGCATCGGGTCATTGATCGCGTCAGCAGCCGCCACAGCGATACGCACGGAGTCTTGGCAAGCCTTGCCCTTACGACCATCGTCGCTAATCTTAGAGCCCCACTGTGCTTTCGGGCATACCGCGCAGGACTTAGACTGCGGATTCTCCACGCTGGCATCAGGCTTCGTACCCTCGTTGCTGAAGCAGTCAGGCTTGGTAGCCTCTGCACCCTCTTGGTAGCCCTTGGCGTAGAACACCTTGGACGTACTCTTGTTGGCCTTCAAGATCACCAACTCAAGCGAGGATGCCACGCTATCAGGGTCTTTGGGGTTCATTAGAACCGTGCGCTCACCGCCACGGGAGACAGAGAAGGTCTTGCCTTTAATGCTCAAGACAGGGAAACCCGAACTAGCGTGTGCTGTCAGGTCATCGTTGATACCAGCAGCTTCAGCGCCGCGCAAATAAGCAGGCAGATTGCCTGAGTCAAACGGGATGATATTACTCATCTATTTCTCCAGTTGGTTAAGGTTAAGACGCACGACGGACGTTAACTGTCCGTTCTTCGCGCCAATTGATTCCCGGTGGGATGTCCCCGTGGACTGCTTTGTACTGCTCAACTCCAATCTTTGAGCAGCGTTTCTCAATGAGGTGGAATGCCTCATTTTTCTTCACAAATTCCATGAACGTGTCAGGGTCTGCGACAGACGCCATGGTTAGTGTGGATGTGTATGCCGTGCCAAACGGTGTCTTGATTGAGTCCAAGCCAGCTTGCTCAAAGGTCTTGAGTAACGCAGCTTCAATCTTTTCAAGTGTGCCATCTAACGTAGCCTTCTGTGCATCGTACTCAGCTTTTAATTTGGACTTCTTGTCCCGTAGCTGAACGTACTTCTCTACCAATTCTGATAGTTTCATTTTTACTCCAAGGGGGTGGTAATAGTACTAGGTTTTTTATCGGGGTAAGTAAGTGTTTTCCCTATGTTTCATTCGCTCCTTTCATAATTTCAAGTAACGCACCTTGCAACTTTTGCTTCTTCTGAAGCCTCGTATAAATCTTCCGTTCTATATCACTTCCAGCTATATGAGCAATGACTGTAGTCCTTGTCTGCCCCGGTCTGCGAACACGCGCACACGCCTGCTCATAGATATCGTTACTGTGTATAGGCGCATACCAAATCACAATACTGGCAGCAGTCAACGTCAACCCGTGGCTCATCGTGCCGGGGTTTGCAACTAACACATGGGGCTCAGGTGAGTCTTGAAAGTTACGAAATATTTCATCGCGTTCGTTCTTCGGTGTAGCGCCATGTACAAGTGCAATGCTCCACTCATCGCGCAGCTTGGCAGCCACGTCTTCAAGCACACCAGTCAACGGCACGAACACAATGACCTTGCCTTCTGCTCCTTCGACTAACTCCTTGAGTACTTCGATGCGCGGCTCATTAGGTATATGAATACGTTCGCCTTCGTT